CGCCAGAAGGAGTTCCGCCCGGTGAACCTCTTGGCGCTCACCGACGCGGTCCAGGGTCTGCTCTTCGGCGGGCCGCCGGCAGAGGTGAAAGTCACCGGGCAGAAGTCGGACGCGCCGCTGGCGACCAAGGATCTCCAGGTCCACGTGCTCTCGGCGGGCGCTCCGGTGGCGCGGGTCAACGAATTCCACGGGCAGCTGCTCGCGCTGCTCGAGACGGCGACTCCGGTCATCGTCAACATCAAGGGCGCCTCCTACATCGATCTGGTGGTCGTCGGCGTGAAGCGCACCGACGCGGCCGGGCAGTTCGGCCGGGCCAGCTTCGCCGTCGAGCTCCAGCAGATTTCCACCGTCGAAACCCAGACGGTCGATCTGCCCCCGGTGCCGAAGGCCAAGGCGTCGAAGCAAGTCGGCGCCAAGCCAGCCGCCGAAACCAACGCGCAGCAGAAGGCCAAGCTCACGAGTGCGATCCTGCAGACCAGCCAAGGCGTGGGGCTGCAGCAATGAGCCTCGTGCTGCCGACCTTGACCGATGGCACCGAAGCCTACGACACCCGCGTCCAGCTCGAGGGCGTCGAGTACCTCTTCGCCTTCCGTTACAACTTCCGGCGGGAGCTCTGGAGCTTTTCGATCCAGGCCATCGACGGCACGGACATCCTCACCGGGCAGACGGTGCACGTCGGCATCCCGCTCAATCGCCGCGCGGTCGGCGGTCCGCCGGGGCTCTTCATTGCCATCAGCGAGACGGACGATATCGAGTCGCCGACCTTCGACGAGCTCGGGGCACGAGTGAAGCTCTGCTACCTGACGGCGGCTGAAGTCGCCGACCTGGGGGTCACGTGACGGCCTTCCAGCGCGCCTACCGCCTCAACGTTGGCAGCATCGAGATGGATGCGCTGTCGGGCGTCGACCTGCATGCGCTCCGGGTCGCGTTCAGCATCGAGCGGGACATCAAGCGGCACCCGAACAACTGCGAGATCAGCGTCTACAATCTCACCCCCTCGCACCGTTCTGCCCTCGCCAAGCTCGCTAGCGTGCGGGTGCTGCTCGAGGCCGGGTATGTCGGCGACACTGGGGTGCTGTTCGATGGGGAGCTGCGCTCGGCGCGCAGCGTGAAGGAGGGCACCGAGTTCGTCACCCGGATCACGGGAGGCGACGGCGATTCCAAGTGCCGCAGCGCTCGCATCAACAAGACGTTTTCCAAGGGCACTCCCATCGGCACCGTGCTCAATGAGCTCGGCAAGGCGCTCGGGGTGGGCCCCGGCAACCTGAAGGACTTCACCGGGGCGACGCTCGCCAACGGCAGCAAGGTGCTCCAGCGCTCGCTCACGCTCTCGGGGGCGGTGTTCGACGAGATGGAGCACGTGACCCGCTCGTGCGGCCTGCAGTGGTCCATCCAGGACTCGGCGTTGCAAATCCGGGAGGCCGGACTGCCCGTCGGCGATCGGCAGGGGCCGCTGCTCCGGCGAGACTCGGGCCTCATTGGCACGGTGGAAGTCGAGACGGTCGCCAAGGCCGAGCCGGGCTTTGCTGCCGGTAGCACCAAGGTCACCGGCGTCTGCCTCTTGCGGCATGATCTCATCCCTGGCGTGCCGATGCGGGTCGAGCAGGAGGCCTTCACAGGCAACCTGGTGGCCACGGCCACCCATCACATGGGCGACTCGCACTCGGTCGACTCCTGGAGCATCGAGTGGACGGGGAGACCCTACAAGTGAGGCACGCATGAACACCCAAGTCATTCCCATCGTGCAGCAGGGCGGCCACGTGCACGCCCTCGGGCACCGGGTCGCGCTCGACAACGGCGGCGTCGCCGAGCTCAAGTCACGCTGCCTCGAGACGCTGGCCAAGCTCAAGGATCCGCCGGACGAGATCCGCTTCCAGCTGCCGCTCGTCTCGGTCGCGGTGCTGGCCGCCGCGCTGGCGCCGAGCGAGCGGGCCGCCTCGCCCTCCGACCGGCACCCGGCACCCCAGGTGCAGCCGCCCCCACTGGCAGCACCGTTGGCCCAGGCTGGCAAGGGGCGAAGGGCTCGCTGATGCCGGACCCTCGCCAACCGTCCTGGGGGGAGGTGTTCGACACCATCCTCTCGGCTCGCCTGCGCTCGGTGCACACGGCGATGGTGGGGGAGATCCGATCCTACTCGGAGGCAGACCAGACGGCAGAGGTGACGCTCGCCGTCCAGCTCGAGACGACCGACGGGGAGTTCCAGGCGCTGCCCCCGCTCGGCGATGTGCCCGTGCTCTGGCCGGGGGCGTGGGCGGCAGGCGACACCTGCCTGCTCGTTTTCTCCGAAGAGAGCTTCTCCAAATGGTGGGACACCGGCAGCGTCGAGCAGCCCGAGGTGCTCCGGCGGCATGGGCTGCACGCCGTCTGCATCCCGGTCGTCGCGCGGGCGGGGCAGGCGGTGCAGTTTGTAGCACTGGCCAACCTGGTCAACGCGCAATTCTCGGCGCTCGCCAATGCCTTCAGCACGTGGGTGGTGGTGCCCAATGACGGCGGCGCTGCCCTCAAGACCAAGCTCACGACGCTCTCCGGGACGGGCTGGCCCGCGTCGGTCGCAGCTTCGAAAGTGAAGGCACGCTGATGGCCGTGATCGGTGACCTCCAGCTCTCCGACGACGGGCGAGAGATCCTGCTCACGCGCGGGGCGGCCATGGTGCTGCAGCAGATCCAGGTGGGCGCTCAGATCTGGACGGGCACGATCTCGTGGGACCCCGAGGCGGGCCTGCCGATGCTCGGAACCATCCTCGTGAAGGGCCCAGACTTCCGGGTCATCACCCAGATCTTCCGCTCGTTCCTGCTCGACACCGACGGCGTCGTCTCGGTCGACGAGCTGTCGGTGCAACTGGACCGCACGACGCGCGAGCTCACCGTGCGTTTTCGGGTAACCTGTGAAGATGGCGAGAGCGCGACCGACGAGGTCGCCTTCGCTTTTGCGTGAGGAACCGCCATGCCCATTACCGCCACCGGCTACCAGAGGCGCACCCTCGACACCGTCCTGACCAGCATCCAGGGCTTTCTGCGCGACAAGATCGGCGCCAAGCTGGCGCTCACCGAGAGGACCGTGCTCGGCAACGTGAGCAATCTCATGGCCGACGGCATCGACCAGCTCGAGGGTCTGGCCGAGGAGTGCTATCACGCCTTCGATCCCGACAACGCCAGCGAGGATCGGCAGGTGGCCATCGCGGGGCTGACGGGCGTGCCGCGGCGCGGAGAGCAGAAGGGCCTGGTCACCCAGACGCTCGACCTCGACGCGTCGCAGAGCTACGCCCCGGGCGACATCGCGTTCCATGTAGTCGACGAGCCCACCAACCGCTGGCTCAACCGAGACGCGGTCGTGAGCACCACGGCCGGCAGCTATGATGCCGTGTTTGCGTCGGAGTTCGCGGGCGCAGCCGCCATCGCTGAAGCAGGCACGCTGACGGTCATCGCGACGCCCGTCTCGGGCCTCAACTCCGGCACGAACGCCGCGGCAGCCGATCCGGGCAAGGGCATCGAGGCGGTCCCGGCGCTGCGCATCCGGAGGGAGAGCGCGGTGTCCATCGGCGGGTCCCGCACCCGGGGCGCCATCCGGGCCAAGCTCGTGCTGCTCGACGGCGTGCTGTCGGCCGAGGTGTTCGAGAACGTCTCCAATGCGGTCGACGCCAACGGTATCGGCCCGCATGGCCTTCGCGCCATCGTCTGGGACGGCTCGCCCGCTGCGGCCGACGACGACGCGATCGCGCAGGTCATCCACGATCATGGAGCCGAGGGCATCCTGCCCCAGGGGCTCGAGTCGGGCACGGCGCAGGACGAGCAGCTGGGGCCCGTGGTCGTGTTCTTTGACCGCGCCACGACCTCCAGCGTGACCGTCGCGGTCAACATCGAGAGCGCCTCGGGCGTCGCCATCGACGACGTCAAGGACGCGATCCTGGCCAGGATGCCGACCCGCGTCGGGCAAGAGCTGACGTTTCACAAGCTGGCCGGCAGCGTCTTCACCGTGCCGGGAGTGGACGACTACGCGAGCTTCACCGTCAACGGGGGCGGCGTGGATCTGCCCGCCGTGCAGAACCTGATCTACCTGCTCGAGGCGGCGGACATCACGGTCACGGGGGATGTGAGCTAGTGGAGGGCACGACCGCCATCGACACCACGCTCTCGACCGAGGGCGACGCGGACGGCACCGAGCTCATCGTCTTTGGCGAGGGCACGTTCGTGCACGCCGGAGACGATCCGAGCGGGCCCCTCGAGTACATCCGCAACCACGAGGAGATCGCCGCCCGCAAGCTGGCGCCGCCCTTCTGGGGCAAGCCCTTCGTGGCGTGGGTGCTCGGCGCCTTCATCCGGGAGATCCAGCTCCTGGAGGACAATCTCTGGGACATCCTCGAGAGCCGCACGCTCGAGAACGCGGACCTCACCCGGTTGAAAGTGCTCGGCAAGATCGTCGGCCAGCCCCGGCACGGGTTCGACACCGAGAGCTATCGGCTGCTCATCGCGGCCCGGGGCCTCGCCAACGTGAGCAAGGGCCGCGCCAGTGACTTGCTGGCCGTGCTCACGCTCCTGCTCGGCGAGGGCGACTACGTCCTTTTGGCCATCGGCAACGCCACGCTCTACGTGACAGCGCTCAACCCCGTGGACGCCAACGGCGTCGCGATGGTCTCGGAGATTCTGCCCGACACCCGGAGCGCGGGCGTCGGGCTGCAGTTTCTCTATTCGGAGGCGCCCAGCCCATTCATCTGGGGCGTGTCCGACTGGGGCGAGGACGACTGGGGCACGGTCCGCGTGCTGTAGTGAGGAAGCAACCATGATCGATCAGCTACCCAGAGACTGGGCGACGAACGCCAACTACTCCACCGGTCCCGATAGCGGCACGCCGACCAAGGTCGACCCGGCGAGCGATGCCAATGGCTTCATCAGCGGGAACCTGGCGGCGCCGCAGCACGTGAACTATGTGCTCCACGGTCAGAGCGGCGTCTCGCGCAAGGCGTTCGAGCTCGCCGCGCTCCGGCTGCGAGAGGTGCGCCGCAGCGGGCTTACCGTGACCGACACGGCCGCATCGCTCGGAGCGGCGCAGCGTGACGCCACCTCCGAGGTGCTCGTCGCCAAGACCGCCCAAGCCTTCGGCATCAGCGACTGGGATCTCATCTCTACGCTCGGGGTGCCGACGGAGATCACATCGCTCCTCACCGACGCTTGCCGCATCCCAGCGGGCGCCCATGAGGGCCGGCTCTACGTGGTCGGTACGGGCGGCGCCGGATATTCCTATTCCGACGACGATGGCCAGACCTGGCAGATCGCTTTCGGCGACACCATCGGCAACGCCGCCGGAGCAAGCGTGCGCATCGCGGCCAACTCCACCGGCACCATCGTGGCCGTAGGACGACCGGGGCATGCCGACCTGCGCGTCGGTGGACCATCGAGCAACTTCCTCACCGCGACGCCGCACTGGACGGGTGTGGCCGGCGTGGCGTATCTCGGCACGACCTTCATCGTGCTCGACACCGTGAGCCCGGTGGCATTCCGCAACGCGTCCGGCACTACCAGCGGCACGGTCGCCAACGCTGCTACCCTCGTGGAGGAGGGGACGCTCATCGGCAACCAGGGGGCCACGATCTATCACGCGGCCCGCACATCTGGCGGCGTCTCCGTGCAGGTCTCGAGCTCCATCAATGGTGGCACGTGGATCACTACCGCGACCATCGCCAACCCCGGCTCGACCTTCGCGAGCGCGCCCCGGATCATGATGTGTCAGAACACGGGTCTCCTCGTGCTGGCGGCCCCGCTCACCTCCGGGCTGTGCGCGCTCTATGCGAGCTTTGACGGGGCCGACTGGGTAGGCCCCCAGCTCGTGAGCGATCCGGGAGTCAACGCCTTCGCGCTGGCCGGCGGACGCTTGCTGGCGACCTTCGGCGCAGCGCTCTTTGCCAGCGACGGGATCGGGACTCTGTGACGCAAACCACCATGGGAGAGAAACGCGATGCTGACGAATGAACGGACCGAGCGAACCGCGCAGCCCGAGAGATCTGCTCTACGTCGCGCTCTTGGCTGGCTCCTGGTGGATCCGGCTCACCTTCGCGCTCTGGAGGCGGACACGGTACTTGGAAGAGGCGCTACTGCGCGAACAGCAGAGACGTTTCGAGCTCGAGAGGATGCACACCGCGCAGTGGAACGACAAGCAGAGGAGGCTGCTCGATGCTTTCTTGCGCGGACCGAAGCCCACGCTGAGAGAGCTGGTGAGCGATACCGAGACGCCATACGAAACGAAGCCGTGACGGGAGTGCTACAGCGCACCCGGCTGGAAATCGAGCAGGAGGATCTGCTGGCTTTCCCGCTCGAACGGCTCGCCGCAGACCCGCCCGGCGTGAGCCTGACGCCTCACCCGTAGGGGTGGAGTTAGGGCATTCTGCCGTGGTTGGGCTAGGTGCCCGCCCGTAGCTTGAAGTGCATGCCGAAGCTCCTGCTCCTAGTTGCACTCGGTGGCACTGCGGTTGTGAGCACCGCTTGTACGCCCGCGCTCGTGCAGTGCCGGGCGGAAGCTGTGGCATTCTTGCCTGCCGATCCCGGGCAGCTCACGCCCTACGACATGGCCGATCTCGTCGGCCGATTGAACGCGTGCGAGGCCAGCGCCGCGCCGTCGCCTCCGGCCTCGCCGGCGACTACGCCCGACGCGGGGGCCCCATAGAGATGGCCGACGATCCGCGCAACCGTCCGCCTCCCTTACCGCCGCGCCCGCTCGTGCCGGAGCCGTTCCGTTTGGCCAACACCCCGCCGAGTGGGGGCGTGGCCCCCCTGGCGGGCCGCCTGCTCCCGCCTGACCCGCGGGACCGTCTCATCGAGGAGATGCGGGACGAGCTCGCCGCGCTCCGGGTCGCCAACGATCACGAGACGGCCGACACCGAGCCGCCCCCCACCCGTCCGAGCGTGCGGGTGCGCAAGGCCCAGGCGGCACGGTTCCTCGGCAAGTGGGCGGTGCTGCTCCCGGTGGTCGCCCTGGCCGCCCGAGCCGCCGCGCGCAAATGGCCCGAGATCACCGACGTCGTGGACCAGGTGCTCGGGGCGCTCGGACTGTGATCCCGCTCGACCTGGTCGGCTTCCAGAAGCTGCGGGTGGGGCCCGACGGGCTGCGCCTGGTCGCCGACGGCGTGATGGGCCCCAAGACGGCCTGGGCGCTCGGGCTCGAGTCGTTGCCCCAATGGCGCCAGGACGTGGTGCTCGGCGCGCTCAAGTGGGTGGGGCTCCGGGAGCAGGGCGAGAATCGCGGCCCCGAGATCCGCGTCTGGCTCGAGGCGTGCGGGGTGCAAGAGGGCAACCCCTGGTGTGCGGCATTCGTGAGCGCCATCCTCCGGGGCGCCGGCATCGGCTGCAACGAGGCGAGCGTGGCCAGGCTCCGTGCCAAGTTCCCGCGCACCGAGACGCCGGTGCCGGGGGATGTGATGTGCTTCCTGCGAGAGGACGGCACGGGGCACACCGGCATCGTGACGGGGGTCTCTGCCGATCGGGTGAGCACCTGCGAGGGCAACTCCCAGGACGGCGTGCGCGCCGGCTGGCGCCCGAAGGCGGGCCTGGACTTCGTGGTGCCGATGGGTCAGCCGCTACCTGGGGTGTGGTCGGGGCTGACCCAGCTCGGCGGCAAGACGGTCTGAGGCTCTAGCCTGCCCAGCGCCGGCCGTTCATCGGAACGATGCCCCAGCCCACCTGTACCGGAACGGTCCTCGCTGCTCTCCTCGTGGGCGCGCTCTGCGCGTGCCAAGCCAAGCCGACCGTGGGCGCTGCGCGGGTGATTCAACCAGTGGCGGCGGTGCAGCAGGCGCCTGCGGTCGTGACGCCTCCAGTCCCGCGTACGTACTCCGCCAGCATGGCCACGTTCCGAGGCGATCAGCTGGACGAGTGCATCGAGCTCGACATCACGCCAGCGCCAGGCCAAGAGCCCGCCGCGCTGAAGATGGTCAACGACTTCATGACGGAGGGCAAAGACGGCGCGGTGCAGAAGCTCAGCATTGCCAAGCGGTGCCCCGAGCAGTTCCCGGATCGCACCGTGCTGGCCACCTGCTCCATGGTCGACCGCCCCGGCACCGCGGGCAAAGTCACCATCCGGGACCGCTACTATAGCGCGGACACCGCCCGCGACAGCGACGGCTACATGAAGGATTGCCTCTCGGCGCACGGCGACTGGCAGCCGAACACCGACAAATGGGCGGTCCACCACGAGCGGGTCCGGGGGCAGATGAAGCAGATGCAGAAGATCGCCCAGGACTTGGAGTCGGAGCGCTAGTCGCGCGGTCGCAGCGGCGGGCGCTTGCCCTCGGCGACGACTCTCGATCGCTCCTGGAGATACAGGCGGCGGAGCATCTCGCTCAGAGATTCTCCCAAGTACTGTGCCAGCGCATGCATTCCGTCCCCCTCCTCAGGGGTGACGAGGAACTTCATCTGTCTGGTTGACGGTTCCCGCTGACCTATGCGTTTCGACATTCGTTGCGCTTCTGCCGGTACATACCATGTACATCGTGTTGACGGTCCCGGCAACCGGTGGCACCATGTGGGCGCCTACACCCTCGTACCAAACTGACGCGGTGTAACGGCCAGTGTAGCGTTTTGGTGTAGACCCGGTGTCGCCCAGTCTCTACAACGTGAGGTCCGAGGAGCGCGGGATTTCCGCGCACCTACTCAGGGCGGCACGCAGGGGGCTCGGTGCCGGGGAGGAGGCGTTTAGGTGCAGGCGTCATCGACAGCAATTGTGGGCCAAGGCCGCGAGACTGAACGGAATTTCGTCCGCTACCATGGAGTGACCCCCCCCCCCCCAAACAACTTTCTCGGTTTAGTTGGCCGATTTCGCGCCCCTCCGTTAGTTGACCTCGTTTCCGCCGTGGCCTCGCTCGAGCGCATGATGCTCGCGACGCGCCCCGCGGTGGCCCTCGCCCACTGGCGGATCCGGGCCGAACGGCTCCAGGCGGGGCTCCGGGCAGAGGGCGTGGCACAATGAGCGCCACCATGAGCGGCCCGTTCGAGATGATGTTAGAGACCCTCCTACGGAAGGTCGTGCGCGAAGAGATGGCCGCAGCGGCCCATCCCTCCGATGACTGGCGCGACCAGAAGCGGAGCCCCATCCTGGGCGCGCGTCGGCACTGCGCGGCGGTGCGTCGCCGGCTGGGCGTCGATCCTCATGATCCGATGGCCAAGATCGTGGGTGACCGGTTCCTGCTGACCACCGACGCCATCGCCGAGGAGCTCGACCGCGTCGGTCGCAAGCCGACCACGGTGGTCAAGTGCCCGCCCGTCCAGCTGCCGCCCGAGTCTCCCGAGGCCGAGGCCATCGAGCGCGTCAAGCGGCGGCTGCGGAGCGTGAAGTAATGACCATCACTCCCCTACGTGTCGAGAACAGGCTGGACGCCTACAAGGGCGGGGTCAGAGACCGCAGCAGATGGCCGAGCGGGCCGTGGGATAGCGAGCCCGACCTGGTCGAGTGGCGCGACGAGGCGACGGGCTACCCGTGCCTGGTGGTGCGCGGTCCGATGGGCGCGCTCTGCGGCTACGTGGGCGTCCCTCCCGAGCACCCGTGGCACGGCAAGGAATACGGCGATACGCCGTTCGAGTGCGAGGTCCACGGCGGGGTCACCTACTCGGACAAATGCGCCGGCCACATCTGTCATGTGCCCCGTCCCGGCGAGTCTGAACACGTCTGGTGGTTCGGCTTCGATTGCGCGCACTCGGGCGACGTGAGCCCGGGCCTGTTCGCCTTGACGGGGCAGATCCCACGGACGGACCACGGGCTCTGGGATGAAACCTACAAGACGATGGCCTACGTGCAGGGCGAGACGGAGCGGCTTGCCGGCGTGGTGAAGGGGCACGAGAGCAAGTAATGGCGAGCCGGCTCCGGAAGAAAGCCACGGGCTGGGGCGCGCGCATCCGCTTCGGGGAGAACCTCGGACGGGACGAGTGGATCACGCTCGACGTCCCGCACGACCAGGAGCCGCAAGCGAAGGACCGCCTCGCCCGGCTCCAGGCGATGGCCAAGCGCCTGAGCGAAGTGGGCCGGCACGTCGAGGCCCGCGCCTGGCTGGAAGAGGCCGGGGCCACCCGAGCCGAGCGGGGCTTCCGTGCGCTCGAGGCCATGGTGGAGGGGCTATCGCCAGAGCCCGCGGCGCGGAAGAAAGTGGTCACGTTCCGCAGCGTCGTCCAGGATCTCTGCGACGGCACGCTGCACGAGCTGCACCCCGACGACATTCGCTACCGCACCGAGCAGGGGCGCAACGCCCGGCGGACGCAGCTCGCGTGCTTCTTCCCCGTGCTCGGCGACAAGACGTTCGACGCGATCACCCGCGACGACGTCGACGAGGCCAAGCGCCTGATACCGAAGGGCATCAAGCAGAACGTCCGCATGCGCTACTGCCGGGAGCTCAGCTACGTGATGCGCATCGCGCTCGAGCCCTTGCGGCTTTGCGAGCACGTGCCTCACGTTTCGGTGCCGAAGCAAACGGACACCGACCAGTTCCAGCTCTTCTATCCCGACGAGGACGAGCAGCTCCTGGCTGCCGAGGACGTCACCTTCGAAGAGCGCTTCCTCTACGCCTGGCTCGACCGCCACGGCGGCCGCATCTCGGAGGTGCTCCAGTACACCTGGGAGGCGCTCGACCTCGAGCGCGGCAAGATCCGCGTCGCCAAGGCCTGGACCAAAACGAAGAAGGCCCGCTACTGGGACCTAGAGCCCGACGTGCTCGAGGCGCTGCGCCTCCGGCGCCTGCAGATCCCGGACGCGGTCCTGGTGTTCGTGCCGCCTGCCGGCAAGGCCTTCACCCGCATGACGGTCTACCACTCGCTCCACCCGAACTTCCGGGCGGCGGGGCTCGTCCGACCCGAGCTCTACGAGACGCCCGAGGGCGAGCGGCCGTTCACCACCCACGACTTCCGGGCGTCCTTCGTGACCCTCGCCCGGGCCTTGGGCTTCCCCGACCGGTGGATCATGGACCGGTCCGGGCACGAGAGCGTGAAGGTGCTGGAGAAGTACGACCGCGGGGTGCGCCATGCGAGGAAGCAGGGCCTGTCCTGGTGGGCGCCGATGGCCATCGCGCTCGGGATGAAGGGGGCCACCGAGCTCTCGACGGCGGGTCACGACGCCAGCCACGACTCGGGCCAAGCTCGGGCCAAGGTGCTACAAATGCCGAGCAAAACCCCGCTTCTCACAAACCGGTGCGATTTGCCCTGGGACGACTCACACCCCGTAAACCCCGCTCAGGCGGTTACCTACACCCCCTCAATACCCCCGGAGGGACCCCTTGGCCCAGCGGGTTTTTCGACTTCGGGCCAAAGAGCAGCAGGGGCTGAGACGGCCGGGGCGGGCGGCTCCTTTGCCGCGGGAGCACCTATCCTACATGCCTCCGACTCCCCCGTCGAGCAGGCGCTAGCCGCGGCGCTCCCGCAGGCCATGGCGAGGGGGCAGCTCGACCTGGCGCTGGCCATCGTCCAGGAGCTGGGGGAGCGCCGCCGGGTACGTACGGCGCCCCAGGTGCCGAGCCTGAGCGACGCCCGGAAGAAGCGCGACGAGGGGGGTGGCAAGTGAGCGGGCCCGGTCAGGGGCCTCTGTCGAGCACGCCGGGAGCTGACCTCCCCGGCGGGCGTCTACACCGCAAGAGGAAGCCCGGCACCTACCACGAGCGCTTCGGGCGCTCTGCCCCCTACCTCACGCGCGAGCTAGCCGACGGGGCCAGCTATGCCGAGTGCGCCCAGGCGCTGGGCGTCTCGGTCGCGCGCGTCGGGCAGCTCGAGCACACCGGGCTCGCTCGCCTCCGGCGCTGCCTCGAGCTCATCGAGTCGGGCACGTCGGTCGACGACGCCATCGCGGCATGCCGTGGCCGTGTAGGCCGACCGCGCAAGGGGGCCAGGTGAAGGCGCTCTGCTCGATGGGCGCCAGCTGCCTCGGCTACCGGCACAACTGCCTGGTCGTCTACCGGCGCCGCATCTGGGAGCTCTGGCGCCGCACCTACTGGGTGGTCTGCATCTACTGCGAGGAGATGCAGGGGCCACACCGGGAGCGGTCCGAGGCGCAGCGCGCCGCTGACACCTTCAACGCTCACGACTCATTGCCGGTGAAGCCATGAGCGCCGCCGACTTCCTCCGTCGTCACGGCTGGCGCATGCGAGCCAACCACTGGGAGCACCCCCAATACCCGGACGTGCTGCACCACGTGGAGTCCGCCCTGCTCCAGGCGGGGATGTGGCTCGAGCAAAAACTGAGCGCCGTGCGAGGCGCAGACGGGTTTCCCCTACTTGTCCCGTCGCCAAGTCGCACTCCTGATGCTGATGGAGCAATCAGCCAGCCGGGGTCCACTGCTCCCCGTGATGCCGAGGTGGCCCCGCTCGGTGGCGACATACGGGGCGATACGTCGGAGCTGAAGTCATGAGCAGAAGCGGATATTCAGACGACTGCGAGAACGTGGCCATGTGGCGCGGTGTCATCGCCAGCGCGAGCAGAGGCAAGCGCGGCCAGGCCTTCTTCCGGGCACTCGTCGAGGCGCTGGATGCAATGCCGGAGAAGCGACTCGTCGAGGGTGATCTGGAGACTGCAGAGGGAGCCGTTTGCGCGCTCGGTTGCCTGGGCAAGGCGCGCGGCGCTGATCTCGGGAACGTGGACACCTACGACTACGACCAGCTCGGCGAGCTATTCAACATCGCTCCGCAGCTGGCCCAGGAGGTGATGTTCGTCAACGATGAGACGTGGCGAGTCACCACGCCAAGAGAGCGCTGGGCAGCCGTGCGCACGTGGGCTGCTCGGCAGATCATCCCGGTCGCCGCGGAGCTGAAGCCGTGACCGCTCCCCGCCCCACCTTCCGCCCCGTGCGCAATCAGACCCCCGACGACATCACCGGGCAGCGCTTCGGCCTCGTGGTGGTGACCGCTCCCGCCAAGAGCACGGGCACCGGAGCCCGCTGGAGGTGCCGGTGTGACTGCGGCGCCGAGCGCTATTTCCTCGGCAGCCAGCTCCGCCAGAGGCCCCCCGAGACGCATCGCAACTGCCGGCCTGGTGCCGGAGGAGAACCATGAGCAAGCCAGCCAAGCGAAAGAAGCCCGACGATCCTCGGCAAGAGGATCGGCCCGACACCACCACGATCCACCTGCGACTGACCGAGGAGGAAGTGGCCGACCTCGACAAGATCGTCGGCTGGATGCGGGAGGACCCGGCCCTGCGCCGGCTGCGCATGAAGCTCGGCCGAGAGAAGGCGCTCCGCTACGCGGTGGGCCGCGTCATTGCCAGCCCTCCGGAGCACGTGGGGGCCGGCCAGGGATGAGCTCACGACGCGAGATTGGCGATGGTCGCCGGTATCGAATCCTGAAGCGAGACGGCTTCCGGTGCCGCTACTGCGGCGCCCACGGGTCGGAGGTGGAGCTCCAGGTGGACCACGTCCAGCCGGTGAGCTCCGGCGGGAGCAATGCCCCGTCCAATCTCATGACGGCGTGCCGGAGGTGTAACTCGGGCAAGGGCGCGAGCACGCCGGAGTGGTGGGCCTGCTCGCAGATATTTCATGACGATGGGTTCCCTCTCTACCGAGACACTATCCAGATCACAAACCAGTACGACGACGCTGGGTGTCTCGCGGCCGCGCGCATCCGAGAGGAGTCAGGCGAGGACGAGCACCTATTTTGGACAGAGCGTCTGAGGGTGGGGCGCCAGCTCTATGAGCTTTTGGGTCGGGACGGGATCGGCATGGCCCGGTGCAACTCCACGGGCTGGGGTGACTGGCTCACCAACATGTTCACGCGGCCCTGCTCGGCGTTTGGGGAATCTGATCGCATCGATCTGTGGCGCGCCGGGTTTGAATCACCGCCATCGCTGCTGGGTGAGTGGCTGGATGATTTCGAATACCCAGAATGGGAAGACTTCGTGCCCGCAGCAGAGGGTGCCGCTTGAATTTCGAGGACGAGGACTATCGCCGGCTCTACGTGCGACGCACGGTCACGAGCAAGCGCCTCGGCTGGGAGGGCCGCGCCGTGCGCAACGAGATGCTCACCGAGTTCGATCGGGCCGGCGTCTGGGAGTTCACCGACGACGCCGCGGCAGACATCGCTGACCTGGTGGACCTGCCGCTCGAGGTGGTGCAGGCCGGGCTCACGCGGCTGCTCGCGACCAAGACGTGGGTCATGGGCGACGGCAAGATCGTCTGGCCGAGCTACGTCGAGGGGCAGAACTGCGTCCGGAGCGACCGGCTCCGCCAGCAGGAGAGCCGGGACCGCCGGCGCGCGGAAGCGCTCTCCGATCAGAAAACCAGCCAAGTTGACCAGTCCCGTCACGCGCCGTCACGCCCGTCACAAGTGTCACGAAACGTCACTCCTCCCTCCCTCCCTAGCTATCCCTCCCTCCCTCCAGAGCCGGAAGAGAAATCTTCGCCCGTTCGGAAGCTCGCTTGGTTCGTGCCGGACGACTGGGCGCCGAAGGACACCCACCGGGTGCGGTGCCAGGAGCTGCGCTTCGGCCTCGACGAGCTCGTCGCGGGCTTCCGCCGGCACGAGTTCAACCGGCAATACTCGGACTGGGACCGGCGCTTCGAGGCCTGGATCGAAAAAGAGAAGCTCGACCGGGAGACAGCGGCCGCGGCCAAGCGCGTCCCGGGGCTGCGCAACGTCACGCCCGGGGCGGACCTCGAGACGACCAGCGCCGCCACGGCCTTCGCCGCGACGACCGACCACAAGGCGTTCTGCGCCCACCACCAGCTCGACCTGGCGTTCGCGGTGAAGCTGTATCGGCAAGGCTCTAGGCCTGCCGCGCTCGGCACGGTGCACGCCTGGGATGACTTCGCCAACCGCCTGAAGTGCTGGGCTGCGACCGGAACGTTTCACCCCGACGGGCCGCTGCCGAAGGCCCCGCGCAAGGAAGTGAGGGCATCATGAGGGAAGCCACCAAGCCAGAGCCATTGGCCGCCAGCCTGGGCACCATCAACGAAGCCGCGCTCGAGCAGGCCAAGCGCTGGAACCTCGTCTGCGACAACGGCCAGATCATCTGCCTCCGGGACGGCTGCGGCCAGGAAGCAACCTTGCCCAGCCTGCTCTGCCCGGGGCATCTGGCCGCGCACCGGAGGGGCTACCGGTGAGCAAGGCACGCGGCATCAAGCGCCCGGCGAAGGCGGACCCGGCCACCGACGAGGCCGCTGCCTCTGCCGCTCAGCTGGCCCGCATCGAGGCCCGCTTCGTCCGGATGCGGGCCGAGCGCGAAGCCTACTGGGCGAGCCGCACCGAGGAAGACCTGCTCCGGATGCGCATCGAGGAGAGCCAGGGCGACATCGACCCGATGACCCGATCGCTGCTCGGCTTCGCGGTGCCGCTCTGGATCGACCGCATGCGCTTCTGGCGCTGGGAGTATCGCCAGCAGGTGGCGGCCCTCTGCCAGGAGGTCATCTCCCACCACCAGGGCATCGCCGCGATCTGCGATACCGAGGCCCGCGGCACCGCCCGCAAGGGTGATCTCGCGCTCTGCTTCAATGCGATGGCCCAGGGCCTCGGACTGCTGGCGTTCTGCCCGGGCGGCATCGTGTTCGCGGGCCACCACTGGGAAGCCCAGACGCCGGAGGTGCCGGCGTGAACTTCGGGAAGGACGACGCCTTGCCGGCGGACGCCATGGCCATCGCGCTCTCTGCCGCGGTGCCGCTCTGGATCCTGGAGGTCCGGGGGTGGACCCAGCTCGAGCGGGCGGAGCGAGCCGCCGCGTGCGCGGCCATCGTGAGCATGGGCGAAAAGAACGACGAGGTCCGCGGCCAGCACGGCGCTGGGCCTGCCTTGCTCGCCAACGGTGAGGTGGCCCGCGGCAACAACGAGGGCGGCCCGGCTGCGGTGTTCACCGCCATCGCGTGCGGCCTGGCCATCCTGTCCTATCAGCCCGGCGGCATCTTCTACGCGGGTCGGCACTGGGAGACCAAGCCAGGGCCCGTGCGGGAGTGCAGACCATGAGCACGCCGCAGCCCGAGTGCCCAGAGGACGAGACGATCCTGTTTCTCCTCGGTGAGAGCGCCGATCGGTATTGGGCGACCCGCGAGCGCTACAACTGGCGCGGCGCGCAGATCGCCAGCTGGTCGGTGCCTGTCGCGTGCTGCATCAAGTGCCGCGGCGAAGAGGTGGGCACCGGCGGCCTCCAGTTCTGGGGCACCACCCATCGCCAGTGCTGGCCGGAGGCCGAATGAGCGCAGCGCAGGACATCGGCGCCCTGGGCATCACGCCCGAGGAGCGGGAGCTGGCCGCCGAGATCGCCGGCGCCATCCAGCGCAAGCTGCCGCGGAGCGTGCAGCGGGACGATCTGCAGCAGGCGGCGCTCATCGGTCTCTGGGACGCGGTCCGCCGGGACATCGGCGACCGGACCCCCGAGCAGAGGCGGGGCTATCTCATCACCCGGATCCGGGGGCAGATCCTCGACGAGCTCCGCGCCCAGGACTGGGCCAAGCGACGCCGCAAGAAGCGCAAGAATGGCGGGCCTCCGCTCGAGCCGGTCGTGGTCGTGCGTTTCGACGACGTCGGCCACCGAGAAGCTGGGCCCTCGTTCGAGGAGAGCCTGACCTGTCCCGAGCCCAGCCCCGAGGAGCAGGCCATCGCGAAGATCGACCAGGGCCTGGAGGTGGCCGACGCGCTCGGCGCGCCGCTCAACGAGCGGCACCTGCACGTCGTGCGCGGGCACTACTTTCGGGGGCAGCGCTTCAGCGATCTGGCCACCCAGCTGCGCACGAGCGAGCCCCGCATTAGCCAGCTTCACGCGCAGGCCATCCACACGATGCGGGGCTGGCTCACGGGAGAGCAGCAGACGGACGAGCTGACGCATTTCCAGAACAAGGCGCCCCTGCTCGTCGCTCGCAAGGCCATCCAAAAGAAGTGGGAGAACCATGACGGTCGAAGAATTAATCGAAGAGCTGGAGGGGATCCGGGCGCGGCTCCAGCCGAGAGCGCTGTCGCCCGAAGCGTACCAAGCCGTGGGCTGGGCAGACCGACCGCTGCGGCATCTGCTCGACCAGTGCCGGCAGGAGCAGGAGGCGCAGAGCTGGGCGGAGAAGTACGCGCGGGAGTTCATCCCGACCCTCGGCCAGGACCTGGGCACCGAATTGTCAGCAGGTCCGATGCTCCCCGAGCCTTTGCCGACCAGGTCGATGCTCGCCGATGGTTGGGAGGCCTCCCCGTGACGGCAGAGGCACTGGCGATCCCGTCGACCCTGCCGGACGAGGGGATCGATCTCGCCGCCGAGCTCGAGCGCTACCGCGACTGGATGATCGAGCAAGCCCTGACCCGCACGCTCGGCAACCGGCAGCAGGCCGCCAACCTCCTGGGCCTCAACCGCACGACCCTGGTGGAGATGCTCAAGCGGTCGGGCGCTTCGGCGCGTGCGGAGAGTCCCGAGATGAAACAAGCCGAGCCGGAGCCGAGCAGCCCCGAGGCCCTAGCCCTGGCGTCCGTCGCGCGGGTGGCCGCTCGCATCCCCTGGGATCGGGTGGCCGTGCTGCGCGCCGAAGGCAAGAGCGAGGGGCAGATCTCCAAGATCCTCAAGGGCGTGATCGGCGCGCACCAGTGGACCATCGAAAAGGCGCTGCGGCTGCCCAGGCCTCTGGCGAAGTGTGGCCCATGACGCCGCTGCACCTCCGCGATCGATGGCGCAAGGCGCGCCTGCGCTTCTGGCTCCGGCTGATGGCGTCCTGCGAGAAGCGCGGGCTCACCGACTGCGAGGGCTACTTCTGGATCGTCCGCCGAGCGATGGGCTGCAACGCCTGGAAGGGGGTATCGATTGTCCAGCCTCGCTGATGCCTTGCTCGCCGAGATGACCCGCGTGCGGGACCAGGTGATGCCGGCCTATCTCGAGGCTGGCCCCGCCGGCGCCTTCGCTCTCACGTTCATGCGCCGGGACCTCGACGACGCGGCCCGCGCTCTTGCCGAGGGCGACGCCGTCGCGTGCCTGCGGCTGCATCAATCACTGAAGGGATTCCACACTTGACCACCACATCCACCCGCGAACGCACGCTGACCCCACCCGAGAAGGACGAGCGCACCCAGGTCCTGCTCGCGCTGCTCGACGAGCGGGACACCATCCGCCTCCGGGTGAGAGCCAGCCGGGACGAGCTCCGGCAGTGGCGCGTCGAGGCCCGCAATCTCGAGGCGCAGATCGACGACGTCCGCTCGGAGATCCGAACGGGCATCGTGACGGAGCCGGCGCAGATGACGCTGCCCAACACCGAGCCGGTCATCCAGGGTCGCGCGTCGGACCTGCTCCGGGAGCTACGCCTCGATGACAACGACGGCATGGAGACTGAGGACGAGTGCAGCGCGCGCACCGTGCGGGAGGAGATGGGCATCTCGGGCTCTTCCGACGAGCCCGACCCGGAGACAGACCCGCCCCCCGCGCGCGAGCCGAACCGAGGGGTGGAGGTCTACCGGATGTTCGACATGAACTACCCGGCGCCCAAGACGAAGGATCACCTCTACGCGATGCTGGCCCAGGTGCTCACCCCGGCGGAGTACGCGCTCCTGCCCGAGTCCTGCCCGTGGCGCCCGAGCTCGGGAGAGTTCGACGCCGTGTCGCACTGGGCCCGGGTGGAGAATGCCCACAAGGTCCACGCGACCCGCCCTCCGACGGCCGGGATCACCTTGCCGGCGCGCCTCGGGATGCCCGGAGCTCTCCAGCAGGCGCTCGCCACCAGCCAACCGAAGAAGCCCGCCAAGGCAGCAAAGAAGAAGCGGTCCCGGAAGGCGGCCGCGTGAATGAAGCTCTGCGAACTGTGCCGGGTCAAACCGACCTGGAGCCAGCACCACCATTGCCACCGTTGCCGGGACTGTGTCGACCCGAGGGCGATGGAGGGCAACCTCCGGAGGCAGGCGGAGACACGAGAGAGGCAGCGGCGGGGCCCGCCGGTCGCCTTCGATGTGCAGCCGGGCCGAGCGCAGAGGGAGGACCGGAGGCATCCACCCGTGACGGTGCCGCTGCCGCTGCTCGCCGCCCGAGGCGAGGAGATGAGCCGCAGCGAGGTGGCCGCCGTGCTCGGCATGACCGACTGGGGCGTGGCCCTGCTCGAGAAACGCGCGCTCTGCCGCTTCGCCGCGCGCTGGCGGCAGATGTTTGGCCCCTTACCGCAACCCGAGAGGTGACCCCATGATCGCTATCCCATCGGCCACCCCCTGCGCGTGCGGGGCTCCGGTCCTGCTGATGCAGATCGACGCCGGCCCCGACAAGGCCTGGCAGGCGCACTGCGACGAGTGCCTGGATCCGGAGACCGAGCCTGGGCAGAAGATCGTCGGCTACGGGGAGAGCCCCGAGGCGGCGCTCTGGGACCGCCAGGTCAGCCACGAGCTCGCCATCGGCTCCACCTGGGTCCTGGCGACGACGCTCGGTGACCTGGAGCGCCAGGTCGCCCAGGAGGCAGAGCGCACCCGCGGCTGGGTCGTTTGCCCGCGCCCGATCCGGGCGGCCTCCTTCGGCTGCAACCATCAGGTGTATGGCCCCCCGGGCGAGCCCGCACCAGAGGCGCCGTGACCGTTTCATTGTGGCGACCTAAAAGAGTCCCATCGGCTGGACTATGTACAGACTATGTACATAATGAATGTTGTGAAGCACACCGCCGTCTACAACGAACTAACGACCGCCCTGCTCGACCTGGACAAGACTCGCGTCCGCCTGGAGGCGCTCCGAGACTGGGCCCGCGGGGAGCTCGCCCGGGACAACACCAGCTCTACCCGGGCTCTGCTGGAGAAGCGCGTCCCCGAGCGGCTTCGGGAGAGCGAGCCCACCTGGGGGAGCGAGGCCGTCCGGGCCGGCGCCTGCTTTCGCGAAGTGTCCGCGATCTTCAAGCGGTAACCAATGACCGACGTGGAATTTCAAGCGCTTCTGGACCGACGCCACGAGCTGCGGGTCCGGCACGAGGGCTGGTGCCGGGAGGTCAACGAGCTCCGTCTGCCCGAGTCATCCTTCGAAGCGGCCCGCCGGGACGCGGCCTTCCGGGAGCTGGAGAAAGTACAGGCCCAGATCGACGCCGAGCTCGAGGCCGAGCGCTCTGCGGAACTGGAGGGACCATGACCCGCTATCGCATCGAGTATGTCAGCCGGAGAAGCTTCCTCTCTGGCGCCCGCGCCGGCCTGGACATCGAGGACCAGCCCTGGAGGGTGGCCCAGGGGGAGACGGTGCTCGGCACCGAGGCCCAAGCCGACGAGCATGCCTTGGCGCTCAACGCCGACACCGACGGGCATTTCGTGCACCGGGCCGTTGCCGTGCCGGCGGAGCCGGAGGACGAGATCGGCTTGGCCAAGTGTGAGCCCGCCCCGCTGGCAGCTCGGAGGGCGTCGTGAGCCACGTCTTCAGCTCGGACTGCTGCACCGTGCCGGTCCTCGAGATCCCCGACGGTGAGCCCGTGGACGAGCTGCATGGGCGGGTGTCCAGCTGCCCCGAGTGCGGTGCGACGGGCTCGTTCCACGTCGGCGACGAGGACGGATCGGTCTACGTGCAGTGGAAGTCCTACCCAGAGAACGTGCAGACGCCGGAGACGCTGGCGCTGTGGAGAGAGGGAGAAAAGCCATGAAGTTCGCGAACACCCTGGACGAGCTCCACCACTGGCTCGGCCTGCTCACCATCGACGTCCAGCTGGGCGTCCCGCAGCGGCACCTCAACGCGACGGCGCGGCTCTGCTGGCTGCTCGTCGACAAGCTGGAGAAGGACGTGAACGGGCCCGCCACCGTGAGCGGCGAGCTCTTCACCCGCCTCAGCCTCCAGCTGCTCGACCTCCAGCGTCAGATCGAACCGAAGCGCCCGGGCCCGAAGTCGGACGGGGAGCGCGGGCCGAAGCTGCGCCTGGTCGCAACCTAATGCGCCGCTCCGGTACATTGACTATGTACACAGTGTGTATACAATTGAGTGAACCATGCGGACTCTGACCATTCGCTGTAGCGCGCTCCCGTTGGCCTTCAAGTGCGCCGGCTCCGTCCGTCCGGGCGCGGTGCCCATCAACGAGAGCAACGACGCGGCCGACGTCGGCACGGCCGGGCACGAGGGGCTGGCCGAGATGGTGAAGACGGGCCGGGTCGACTGGGAAGCGGTGCCCGCGCTGGCAAAGAAGCACGACGTCGACGAGGCGGAGCTGCGCGTCTTGCTCGCGCTCGGCGCCCAGCTCTGGCACGACGTGCGGGAGAGCTTCCCCGGCGCTGAGACGGAAGTCGCGATGCAGGCGGAGATCAGCGGCGGCGTCGTGCTGACCGGGCACGCCGATCTCATCGGGCGCTCGGCGCTGACCGCTCACGTCGGCGACTGGAAGCTGGGGCGCCTCGACTCCAACTACCGAGAGCAGCTCATCGGCTACGCGGTGCTGGCGCTGCTCACGCATCCGGAACTGACCGCGGCCACGGCAGGGGTGCTCTGGGTCCGGGAGCACGAGTACGAGCACTACGCGCTCAGCCGCCCCGGCCTCGACGAGTGGCGCAAGCGTTTCACCGCCGAGATTGTGAACTGGGACGGCGTGTTCCGTCCCGGCTCGCACTGCCAATACTGCCCCCGCAGCCACGAGTGCCCGGCCGCCAACGCCCTGGCGCGGCGGGACCTGGCCATCATTGCCGACCAGGATCTCCCCGGGCAGCTCGAGGATCGGGAGACTATCGCCGAGCTCGTCCGGCGTGACCCCGATCGGGCCGTCGCGCTCGTCGAGAAGGCGCGTGCTCTCACCAAGCAAGCCGACCGGGTGATCGAAGCCATCAA